GTTTGTATCAGGTTAACGGTCAGCTGATGGGGTCTGTTCTCTCCTTTCCGATCCTTTGTCTTGTGAACCTTGTCTCCCAAGTTCTTCTTCACGAGATCCCTCTAACCCGCGACGCGTTGTATGCGTTCGTTGGATGTGGGATCAACGGGGATGATCTGGTTACTTGGGGCGACGAGACAATTGGAGAGAGATGGACTCAGGTGCTTCCAGAAGTAGGTGGTGTTCCGTCCCGCGGCAAGACGCTCTTTTCTCAAACTTATTTCACGGTCAACTCCGAACTGTTCACTCGAAAGGGAATGATCCGGGCTATTCGCCCCTCCCTTATATCGGCTTTGAACACCGGTGCGCACAAGGCGCCGGACAGGTCGTGGCTGGAGTATATGACCTCCCCTTATCGTTCTTGGAAAACAGACAGGATCGTCAATCCTAAGATGTCGTTCTTCCCTTCCTTCCCAGTTAGCTGGGGCGGCACGCGAGGTAAGCGTTTCGCAAACAAGGAGGAGTTCGACTATATTGGCGCCTGTTTCCTAGAAGGACTCAAGAAAAGGGGACTTGACAGACAATTTGAATTCACTCCCTCTAAACCTAATATCGACAAGGACGGGTATCGTACGCTCGTCCATCTGGCTCCTAGCAATGGGATAAAGCCGGAGTATGACCTCGTCGGTGGGTTTATGAGGAAGGAGGATGTTACTGTCATCGGGAAAAAAGTTTACGGCGTCAAGCACGCAGCGTTTTGGACGGAAAAGGGGTGTGGAGCGGTCGACTATGACGATGCACTCGATGCCTGTGCTCAGAGATACCTGGGGCTTACACCCTATATGAAGGATCTCATGTGGCTAGAGTACTGTGAGACATGGGATCATGAGGAGAAAGGATATGTCTATGTTCGATCGATTGCTGACTTTGGTCAAGAGGTGATTATGCCTCGCAATCAGGGACACTTCCTAACTCGCTCTGTTGTCTCTCGTCAAGTGGAGGACCCCTACGCGTGGACCTACTGACCTCTTTTCTCTTTTTCTGTATTTTTTTTAAAATCTTTTTCTCACTCTATTACCCCGTTAAGGGAAGAGTGCTTCTGTTAGCCAGGTTGCTAAGGAAAGGATGATGGGTGCTGCTTTCACCATCATTAAGGCTGGACTCGATGTCCCCGATCTCTACTCGTTTTGGCTATCCCTCAAGGGGACCCCGTAGGGCCGAGCTTTTTTTT